CCCCCCATGCCTGACAACACACAGAGTTCGGAGACGGTGACGCGGTACAGAATGCCGCACGGGTTTCCAGAGCCAAGCGAATCGGGCGATTGGGTTCGCTTCACCGACTACGACGCGGCCATTAAGCAGCGGGATCGCCTCACCACCGAGAACACCGCCCTGCGTGAGGAGCGGGATGCGATCGGCAAGCGATGCACGCACGTTCTACAGGTAGTGACCGCCATTCACAAAGTCATGGAGCATGAACGCGATTGGGTCGGCAAGACCATCGAAACCATGCGGAAAGAAGAAACCGCAGAGGTCGTTGCCCGGATCATCGCCGAAAGAAACGCCCTGCGTGAGCGGTTGGAGGAGGCGGAGAAGGCGTTGGAAGCGGCGAGAGAAGTGGACCGACTGTACGTGAGCGAGCGATCCGCCACGCCCGATCCCGCCGACACCAAATGGATCATGCGAGTGAACGCGATGAACGCGCTCCACTCGGCCCTCACCCCACCCACTCCCCCATCCACAGGAGGTGCGAAGTGAAACAGTCGCCCGCCCCCAGACTGATCCGCGCCCTGACCGAGCTACGCGACGTTCTCAAACGCGGCGAGCATCCCGGCCTGCACTTCAAGAAGACGACTCGACGCGCAGACGGTTCGATCGTGGAGCGAAACGCAAAGCCCCAAGGAGGAGAGTCAAAATGACAAGCTACGCGAAGCAAACCCCAGAGCGTGACAAGGCGATGATGCTGGTGCGGCGACACTTCAACGTCGAGACGAAGCAGATCGTCAGCATGTCCGACCTGATCGACGACATCGCCCAAGCCCTCCTCTCATCCGCCAAGCCAGTGGTAGCCATTGACATGAACGGAAACCCGCACGAGGTTGTGGTGCGGCGAACCAAAGACGGGGTGGCCGCGATCCCCGGAAGCTGGATCAAGCCGCACCTCGATGCGCGACGATTCCGCATGAGCGACGAATACACCATTCCGATTTCTTTCCAAGACGGTCGCGGACAGTGGGGCGATATCCCGATCGAAGAGTGCTATGCGGACATTCCCAAAAGCGAATCTACTGCGCACGATCAGAAATCATCGAATGACCCCACCCCCTCCTCCCCCTCTACGGACAAGCCGGAGTACGTTCGCCGCCTTGAGAGCGAGGTGGATTACTACCGCTCGCTCCGCAAGCACCACCCGGACGATCCTCAATGGAAGGGGCGCGATATCGCGGAGCGGTTGGAGAAGGAAACCGGGGCCGCGCGTCAGACACCAGATCACAAGCCCCAGAGTGAGACTTGGATGATTATTCCGAACAAGCCAGAGTCGAAGCCCCAGAGTGAGAAGACGGGGAAGAGGCCAATCGCATCCGAGTGGATGAGCAATCTGCGGGTTGACGGCGATTGGGATAACTACAAGGACTATGGGTCTCTCACCCTGTCCACCATCTGCGTGATGATGCAGGACTTTGCCGAGCACTATCACAAAGCCATCGCCACCGACTACGACGCGGCCATCAAGGCGCAGGAATGGCCGAATGACTTGGGCGTGCTGGTGGGGAGGACGATAACGACGCGACTTAACGGAGGCGTTCCCGCCGCTAGTCCGGTCATCAGGATTGAGAAGCACGACGTTCGGCAGTCGATGCTTCGTGTCATCATGCCAGACTCGAAGGCCGTTCTGATCCGTCCCGAACTTCGAGAACTCCTCTCCATAGACCCCCCGCTAGAGACTCCAGAGAGCGGTGAGGATGTTTTTCTTCCTGATGGAATGATGAGCGTTGAGCAGAGGGCAAAGAACATTCGTGCCCACACTTCGCTCAATGACGCGATGCTGCACATTGTTCTCGATGACCGCAACTGGCGCACCGCCCTCCGCAAAGAGCGTGCTGAGGTGCAGAGGTTGACAGCCGCCCTCAAATCAAAGGAGTCGAAGCAATGAAAGACGTACAAGCCCACTCGCTCGAAATGAAACTGCCCGATGAGCCGAGGATCGGGCCGGGACTCATCATTGAGCGGGGACGGACGCGGATCGTTTTCATCGCTCCAATCCAGTATGAGTCACATTGGTCGGGTGAATCGATGAAGCACAAAGTACAATCGTCGATCGTCTACAAACGCTGGCCGCTCATGGATTGGCCACCGTTCGGAAAGACAATCACATTCGACCGGGCGCAGGTTGCCGCCGCTTTGCTCTCCGGCTTCAAGGTGATTCGGCAGGCAGACCCGGAGAAGCACAATGGCTGACAAACTCTGCATCCTCGAACGCGGCGCAACGCCCATCCCACTCGACCATCCACTTGTCGAAGCGGGTGGTACGCTGGCGGCTGACAGCACCCAGAACGATTGGAACCGGAAAGACCCCATCGGGGAGGCCGACGCGATCAAGACGCTCTGGGCACGGTTCCAGAGCCGCCCAAGGGTTCTCAAACTCCACGGACTCGGCAAAGCGTCGTGGGATGCCCTGAACTGGGACACGACGGGCAAGGCCAACGTCGAAACGCTCTGGGTCGGGATGCAGGGGAACCGCCTGATTGTCAGTCCTGATGTGGGGATGCTCAATGAACTCTCGGACAGACTCGGATCAAGCAAGCCAGCCGTCACCCTCGTAGACGACGAACCGGGCAACCTCATCTGGTCCGAAGGATTCTCCGACACCGACCCACGCAAGCCGCTGGAAAACGCCGCATGGGACCGGCGGAACTGGCTGCTGGTCAAGATATTCCAGTCCGACAAGTGCCGTGGGTACATCGGCCCGGATATCGCCGACGTGCCGCGTGACGCGGCGGGCATCATCGCGGCGTTCGACTGGCAGCACAATCCGAACTTCGACCGCTGGCAATGCGCCTTGGAGCGTTGGTGGTCGATGCTCCGCATGAAGGGGGTGAAGGACATCCTCACCCGCGTCGGGTGGTATCCCGGCGTGATGGTCCGGCATGACTTCTGCGGGAAGTACCCCGCTGGCATGAAGCAAGGAAACTGGACCATCCCACAGACCCCGATCGTGGCTGGCTGGATGTCCGCGTGGCAATGCTACGATGACGCGGGCGACCCGCGATCGAACACGCGATGGGCGTACCAGATGAGCAAGTCCGTTCGCTGGCATCCGACGTGGAGCGGCGCGTCGGACCCCGAGGACATCAAGGATCGGCTTCTGATGTGCAGCCCGAACGGGTGTTCGATGTGGATGCACGACCTCGACCGATCGGCGTTGCACGCGGGGGCGGTGAAGGAGTATGTGTGGCCGATCTAGTAGGGGAACATGGCGTTCCACTTCGCCTTCCTTGCCGCGCACCCGCAATCCTTCCCCAACGCCTTCGCCGTCGCCTTGAACGCCTCGCCAACGATTCCCAAGTTCCGTTCCGCCGTGTCGCCTACCCCCTTGTCGTCGCCCGTCCTGAACGTCGCTATTCCCTTCGCCCACACCGGCCATTGCTCGGGTGGTACCGCCTTCACCGGCGCGGCAGGAGTCGCCAGAGCGTTCCCAACGCCACCACAGTTTGACCCGCACGGGTCAATCGCGGTGATCCGGTACGAGTAGAAGAATGTCGTGGTCTGGCTGGGGAGCGTCGATGCCGGATCGAAGTACGCGGCAACGTCCGCCTGCGCCATTCCCGAGTTGCAACTGAGTTGCGTTACGGCGAGATTGATCTGAACGCCTGAGCCGGGCAGATTGTCCACCGGGCAGACCGGGAGCAAGCCGATCGAATCACTCAACGCCCACGCCGGATTGAACCCGCAGACTGGTCGAATGGCCAGCGGGTCGCTGATGATCGTGTTGACCAGAACCCCGTTTGAGTAGTCCCGCTTTGTGTGCCGGATCGTGGGCGGTGCACCCTGCAGCACGCCATTGATGACCGTAAACGAAAACGTCGCGTTTGCCGTGAACGTCGCATAGTTGCCAGACGCGATCGGGACCGAGTAGACCGTTTGGTTCAGCCGGTACGTCACTTCAACCGTGTACGAACTCGGACAGCAACAGGTGATGTTGGTTTCCACGCCTGTCGCACAATCTCGGATCGTGACGGGGGCCCGCCCGCCACAGGTCGATCCACAATCGCAGCAATCCAACCCGCAGATGGGTGCCTGAGTCGCCAGTTGCGTTCCGGGCGGTAGAGCATCCTCCCGCACCCCATCCGCGCCGGGATCGACCGTGAAACACCAAATCGTGCCCAGCGAGTTCGCGTACCGACCAACCAGCCCGCAGCACGTCACGAGTTCACGATTGATGTACACGGGCGGCGGCTGGCCCGGACCATGTGGTGGGTCCGAGTCGCCACACGGCGAGCAGCGCAGGTACGTTCGGCACTCGGTACATCCGGGGTCTTGGCACGACGGCAGACAGTAGTAGTTGTACGCCGGATCGCCCCCATTGGGCCGCAGCACGATGTCGCTGGGGGTCAGATTCGCCCGTGGAACTTCCTCCAGCGGGATAGCCGGCGTGTAGCAGCGATTCCCCCACTTGACCGCCAGACCATCGCAGAGCGGGGGCGTACACAACCACACCGTTGTAGACCCAGCAGCACACGGTTCGGTGGCCGGTGTCAGGGCGCAGGCGACGTACTTGCGGACAATCTGGCATTCCTGCGAGCCAGAGCAACAGCCCTTGGAACGGTACTTCTCACCGACCGGGCCGGTGCAATCGGTGAGCATCTTCTCACCCACCGGCCCGGTCTTTGTTCCAAGGGTTTGTTCCATGACTTACTGGTTGATCGTGTCGAGATATCCGCAGCGAACGGTCGGTGTGTTGGTGATGGTCACAGTCGCGTTCGTGCCCTTCAGGTACGACCGATCGGCCACGGCGCGGGTCAGGTACAGGTTCGTGATCGTGCAAGCCGCCGGGACGTTGCGTAGGTCGATCATGGCCGATCCGAACCCACGCAAAGTGCCAATATTGCCACCTCGCCAATCGAGACGACCGGAACCGATGCTGATGGTTCCCGACACGGCTGGGGGTGTTGTGTTGGAGTCCAGACGGGTGAACTGGACCTGAGCCCCGCCGCCGATGGTGAGATTCGTACAGGCACGCCCGCAGGTCATCGACCCGCCGCCAATCTCGGCGTAGGTGAGTGCCGTCGCGTAGTAGTTGAACGTGCTGCTACCTGAGTCCTGATAGAAGTTGGTGACAGCCGAGTTGTCTACGAACAGTTCAGCAGCTCCCGCCATCTCGCAATCCACGACCGTACCGCCGCCCGCAAGGTTCACGCGGTAGCCCGTGATGTTTTTCAGGCGGAGGCATGTCGTGTATGTGCCAGCACCAACCGGAGTGTAGTAGATTTCCCCCGACTGTCCGGCGATGAGGAATACGCCATTTACCACGCCTGACACGGCGGAACCGGCACCTACGCCGAACTTGGCAAACGTGCCAGCCGATCCACGCATGGAGATCGACGATCCGGGCTGGATGAGAACGCCATTGAGTCCAGCCGCAAGAGCGGACTGGTCAAGGTTGGAAACGATCGTCTGGTTTCCCTCGCCCGCGATGAGGACGGACGTATTCAGGTCGATCGCGGCACTGGCGGTATCGTACCAGATCGCCATGTCCGTATCGCCGGAACGCTTGTAACCGATGGTGTTTGCAGTAGGCATGATTCAGACCCTTTCAGGTGTCAGGAGTTCGATTTTCCATTGAGTTTGACCCGAGCGAATACATCGGTTGTTGTGGGCGATGATGCCGCTGTGACGACAAGGGCGTAGAGCGGCCAGCCCGTGACGGTGACGGAGAACGCACCCTCTTCGCGCAGGTCGGTCGATGACGACAGCCGGTAGAACGTCACGCCATCGGTGCTGACCTGATGCTGGAGCGTGCAGGACGGGAATGCCGTTCCAAACGCGGATGGTGTTATTCCCGTGAGCGAGCCGGTGAGAACGTCCAGCCCCTGCACGTTGGCAACGATCATGTCTGACGCTCGGTTCAGACGGATGACCTTGACGTATTCAACGGTGTTGACCGGGGCACGAGTAATGCCCGTGGTGATGCCGCCACCGCCGCCGCCCATGCCAGCGGTCACGCCGCCGAACGTGGCAGTACCGCCAAGCACCGCTGGCGTTGATGACTCTCCCCCCGATTCCGCTGGTAGTTCCGGCATGAGTGTTGTCCTTTAGGGCAGTGAACCCGAACCCGTATCAGTCGGAACGAGAACCCCGGTAACGGCATCGGGCGTGTAGTACCAGTACGTGCTTGTGCCAGCGTTCCAGAGATAGAACGATCCCGTATCAGTGATGACAAACTTCTTGTTAAAGGTGGCGCGCTGGTTGTCGTCATCGATGGCAAGGACAGACGAGTTTCCTTGCGCATCAATATCTCCAACCGTTGTTACCCCGGTTGGGTTGTCCGCCAATAGTCCCGAGTTTCCCGCCTGAACCTTCACATACAGACTGAGGTCGTCAATGCGCATAACGGTCGCATTTCCATTGCCCCCAAGGTCGCCGATGGCTCCGATCGTCCCCGGCGTATCGATTCCGCTGCCGCTGAACCCCGTAGGGTCAATCGTGCTTGTTCTAAACAAGCCAACAACCAGCATCGAACTTCCATCCCACGTCAGATTCGCCGATCCACCAAACACACCCGCGTTGTTGAACTGAATCTGCGTGTCGCTGCCGCCGGGGGTGGTAGGAAGCCCGATAGCGACGGCATCCCAGCCGTACCCGTTCCAAATCCAAGTGCGCCCGTCAAACGTGTACAGGTCATTGATCGCTGGCGAGTTTGGGAAGTTGATAGCCATTGTTTTCCTTTTCTTGAAGTAGATTAGAGCATCAGACTACCACGTAAACACCCAGACACACCCGTTCCCTCCGTTGCCACCTGCTCCTCCGAGATTCGTCGGCGTGCAGCCCGCGCCGCCACCACCGCCGCCACCGCCCACGGCCCCACCCGCGCCACCCGCACCGCCCGTGGTCGATGCCGTGTTGGTCGATCCGCCGCCTCCACCGCCCGTGCCGCAGGTGGTTGAGTTGCCGGCAACGCCCGGCGATCCCGCCGTTGGGCTGGCTCCGCTGACTCCCGCCGCTCCACCCGTGCCGACGGTGTAGGTGCCTGCACCGCCGCCTGCTGTGGCGTTCACGACGTTGCCGGTCGTGACAACGCACCCGCCGCCGCACCCACCACCACCGCCGCCGAAGATGCTCGATCCGCCCGTGCAGTTGGCCGGGACGTTGGTGTGGCCACCGCCGCCACCGCCGCCAAACTCGCCCGAGTGGGTCGTGATAACCGTGATCGGTCCCGCCGCTCCCGCTCCGCCCGTTGCACTGGCACCGCTCGCGCCGGGGAATCCGCCGACTCCTGCCGCCGTGGTCGGGGTTGATCCGTTGCCGAAACTTCCGCCGCCACCACCGCCGCCGCCTGCTGCTGCTGTGATCGCTCCGCCAGAGCCACCACCGCCTCCGCCCGCCATCAGCAGCGTGCCACCGAACGTCGATGCTGCTCCGGGGCTTCCGGCTCCGCCCACGGCTCCCGCTGCTCCCGGCGTGCCGCCCGCGCCGCCCGCGCCAACCACCACGGAAACCGTCCCGCCGAGGTCGCTGGCATTGAACGTCTTTTCGGTCTTGGCACCTGCGCCGCCACCTGCTCCGCCCATGCGGATTGTGGTCGTCGCTGCTGATGCCCCTGCCCCGCCACCGCCGCCGGAACCGACGCAGATCACATGCACGAACTTTGGCGTAAATGATGTCGGCTTGGTCCACGTTCCGTTGGCGGTGAAGACCTGCGAATCGGTGGGTGATGCGGTGTCCCCGTCCACCCGCGACCACCCCGCGCCGTTCTCGTATTGCAGCGATTCACCCGCCGCAAGTTGCCCGGTCCACAGGATCGTCTCCGTGCCGCTCGCATCGAACTTCACCGTGAGCGTCTGCGCCACGGTGTCGGCGTTGTAGATGCTGATGAAGTCGATGACCCGCTGGGTGGACCCCGCTGGCGATCCGACCACATCCACGTCGGTCGTGTCGTTCGTGCTGATCTGGGTCCGGCCCGGCGTGTAGGCCGTGGTCGTGATGTCGCGCCAACAGGCAAACGCCTGCATCTGGTTCGTGGTCACAGCCCCGCCGAGAACGGCTTGGATGGTGTCGGTGGTTGCACTCAGAATAATCATGATCCGAGACTCCTTGCGAGGGCTTGTGGGGAAGTAAGACCGGAAGAACCGCCACCATCCGGCGCAGGAAGTTCGACCCACTGGTTGCTATCCCCATCTTCAACCCATGTGTATTCAACGCCGGTATCTGAATCTAGCCACCGATCACCTAGAGCCGGAGAGCCGGGAGCAGCAGACGAAACCGTGAATCCGCCTCCGCCACCGCCACCACCAGCGGCCCAAGATATGTCGCCGTCCGCGCCACTGTTCTTGGTGGGGACTTCCCCAGTTGCGCCGCCGGGTGGTAGATATTTCCAGCCGGGAATGACCATGAGAGTCCTTTCAGTATGGGAACCGAGCGTCGTAGTCGTTTTTTCTGCCTGAGCAGCCACAGTCGATATTCGCCGCTTTCATCGCGGCCTTGAATGCCAAGCCAACCACACCCGCCTCACGCTCGATTGTGCTGCCTACGCCGATGGCTCCGATCGTCCCCGGCGTATCGATTCCGCTGCCGCTGAACCCCGTAGGGTCAATCGTGCTTGTTCTAAACAAGCCAACAACCAGCATCGAACTTCCATCCCACGTCAGATTCGCCGATCCACCAAACACACCCGCGTTGTTGAACTGAATCTGCGTGTTGCTGCCGCCGGGTGTGCCGCCGCTGATCGTGCTGTACACGTTGCGGGCGGTCGCGGCATCCCAAGTGATCGCCTGCCCGTTCGTGGGCGTGCCCGCAACCAGTACAACCACGTCCCCGCCAGTGGTCGGAATCAGAAGATTGCTGCCCATGCGTTATCCCTTCACCTGCACGTAGCAGGAAATAGTGCCAGCCGAACCCGCCGAAGTGATTTTGAGCACCAGCCACCCGAACCCGCTGCAATCAATCGAACGCGAGAACGGTGCCGAGTTTGTGACCGTCGTAGCCGTTTCGAGTGCAATCGGTGTCGCTTGATCGTTTGAGCGGTACAGAGTGGCCGTCCACGTACCAGCACCTCCCGTGGCTTGCAGCGAACAGACCGACCACGCCCGCACGTCGAAGTAGAGGGATGTTGTACCGCCATCGTTGCTTGCGATCGTCTGGATCGGGAGTTGTGCTTGCGTGACAGCCATCAGGTGCATTCCTCCGAATACCAGTCCTCAGCGATGGTGAGGTAGATAACGCCATTGCACACCGCGCCGGGGTAGATGAACCGTGCTTCTTGATCGGACGATTGAGGAATGGGGAACGCCCTGATGAGGTACGGTTGTGGGGCACGGGGCACGGACGGGATAACTCCCGCCTGCTCGGACACAAGCCCGTTTGGTGTCTGCGCCGCAACGGTGTACGAGATGCCAGCGGCGTACCCAACGTCCATCGGATAGCCCGGTGGCGGATCGACGTTCTCGAAGTCGAGAATGGCAAGTAGCACGAGTCCCGGCACCTGACCGGAGATGTCGGGAACCGCCGCCGTTTGCAATACCTTTGGGGCTTTGTAGATTCGGGGGTTGTGGTTCATCCGGTACTCCAGATGAACTTGGACGCTCCGGGAAGTGACCGCCAGCCGGATACATTGGTCTTGTACGGCATCTGGAAATACCAGCGCGGCATCAGGTTGGAGATGTTCCCGATCGACGTGAACTCAAACCGCATGTCCATCGTGTGATAGGGCGGGAGGACGTACGCATCGTCCGACGTGTTCGGGTACATCGGCTTGACTTCATTCGCCGGAACGATCATGTTCGCGTTGCCAGTAGCAACATACCGTCCCGCTCCGTCGAACTGCTCGTACGTGTACGTCTTGGGTGGCACCGCCGAAATGAACTTCACACCCTGCTGCCATTGCCAGTGGTACGTCACTTCCAGCCATTGCACGCCGTGGAGCCGGATATCTCCGCCAAGGAACAGGCACGGCTGTACGTGGATCGGGAGTACGTGCAGTTCCTTCGCCCTTGCCTCCAGAGCTGACTCGACAGATTTGAGCGTCGAACGTGGCACCATGACCGTGTGCGTGATCGCTTCCACCGCCATCGGGGTTGAGAAATAGGACTCGACGTACCCGAATGACACGCGGTTCTGTGACCCGAACGCCAGCGGCGCACGCCGCGCGTAGGGAATGGACACCATGCTCTGTTGCTGGGCCGTCGAGAGGCCAACCCCAAGCGGGGCAATGCGCGGATCGTTCGTGTAGTGTGCGATCGCATCGAAGTGGATCGCGCCAGGGCGGAGCGTGTAGTCGTGGAGGAAGCAATCGACGGGCGTGATCGCGTTGCTTCCCTCTTCGGTGGTAACGAACGATGGGCCGACAGCCACATTCATCCGGTGTCCAAAGTCCGGCATGAACGCGGGGAGAACCATCACGCCATTGATCGTCTGGCCGACGTTGAGAATCGGGATCGACAGGAACGGTGCCGCTGCCGTGCCGGTGGCAAAGAAGTTGCGGGGATTTCCGCCCGTGATGCGAAACGTCCGCGTGAAGTGGACATAGCCATCCCGATCAAGCGAGATGTCCTGCGAAGAGGTGAGTAGTTCCTGCCAAGCCATCAGTTTCCTTGCGTGGTGACGGAGCGGATCATGTTCTGTTGACCGGCGTAGCTCTGGTACACGCCGACAAGCGTGCGGGTCATATCAGCGTTTTCCTTCAAGGCCGCAGCAAACGCCGCGTATTCAGCCGGACCCATCCTTTCGCCGGTCTGGGCGAGAACGGGAGAATGCTGGATACCGAATGAATCAGCCGCCTCCGCAATGGCGCGACCGGCGACGTTCTCCCGCCCGCTTTCGATCAAGCCCTGACGCTGCCGATACAACCGTCCGAGCGTTCCATCGTTCTGTTCTCGCCTCTTCTGGGCCGCTTCGCGTTCGGTTGTTCCACCCCGCATGGTGCCACCGGAAACGCCCGCGATCGTTGTATCGAGTGCGGCATCAATCAGATCGGTAGGCCCGAAGTCCTTTGCCAGTTTTTCATCCAGACCGATGTTCTCGGATTCAAGACGCTTGATCTCGTCATCGACGAACGTGCCCGGCGCACGTCCACCAACACCGCCCGCCTGTTGAGAAAACTTGTCGGAGTTGGTGCTTTGCTGGCGAGCAATCGACGCACTGAGCATGTCGAGCGATTGCTTCAGGTCCAGTTGAGTCTTGGACACTTCAAAGACGTATGAGCCGATCTTCTCTCCGATCTGCTCAAATCGGGTGAACACCGCCATCGCCTGATTCAGAAACACACCGAACGCCGCCGCGTCGAATATCTGCCCGCCCGGTCCTCCCATCGGCTGAGCGGGTGCAACGCTTGCACCGCCACCACCCGCCGTGTTTGGCCCCCCACCCGCCGCGCCTCCCATGCCCGGCCCATTTATGCCGCCACCAAAGCCAACTCCACCCGGACCATTCACGCCGCCGCCTACACCGCCAATGCTGCCTCCAATGCCGGGACCAGTTACACCACCCTGCGAAGCGGCAAAACCCTGCGCGTACGCAGCCCCCGCCTCCTGCCCTTTCTGCGCCGCCTGTTGCGTGGCTGCATCAAGTGCTGGCGTAAGTCCGGCTAGGTCAGCCGTTACGGGGATTTGTACTGAGAAGTCGTCCTGTGGCATGGAATCACGCTACGGTCAATGCTCCCGAACCCTGAACGTCGATGTCAACGCGGACGGGTGCGCCGACCTCGCATGTGAGTTGAATGCGGGTCCACATGGAATCGGCAAACGTGTATGTCCGACCGCTGTACGCCTGAATGACAAGGGCACCAACCGCCGCACCGCCCGCAGACCAGAGCGGGTCCGTATTGATCGTGCTGCCGAAGGTCTTTGTTCCGAAGATGCCGCCAGCCGCCGTAGTTGTTCCCGTCATCTTCACGTTGTACGCGGCGACGTTCTTATTCCGCACCGCGATGGTGCTGTTGAGACTGGAGATGATCGCGGACGATGCGAGCGTGCCGCCGGTCTTGTACGTGAGCGTCAGGACCGGGAGCGATGCCGCAGGCGCGGGAGGAAGCACAACCGCCGTCGCCGAGTCGATGCCAGCCGTGAACGAACACGCCGCCTGAAAGATGTCAGGCATGAATGACCGCCAGACGACGGACGGGTTGAACTCCGTGATATCGTGAACTGCCGGGGTCGATGCCGTCCACTGCCAGCCGGGGACGTGCAAGGCGTATCCGCCCATGTCGTACGCCAGCGTGCCAGCATTGCCAAGGTACGGCGTGCTGCCCGCATACGCACTGATCGTCGCACGGCACATTTTCAGGCCTGGGATGCTGGTGGCCGCGAACGCCTGAAATGCCGTGACATCGGGCGTGTCCGCGCCGACAAACACCGTCGCTCGTGCGGGCGAGATGCCAGCGAGAAGCGTGCTGTAGAAGTTCGCGGAACCCCACGATACGACGGAGCCCGAGTCGCCTTTTGTCCAGTATGCCACCCGACACCTCTTTCAGGAAGTAGGCCGCCGCTTTTCAAGGCGGACCTCGAACGTCAATACGAACTCTCTCACACCAGAATCATCGAACCCCGTAGCGTCAACCCAACTCTTGAAAACCATGATGTCAGCCACGTAGTCAGTCTGCGCAATCCCCGTGACAGCCGGGAATGTCGGTGTCCACCGATCAAGCCCGAACGTCGGTATCCGCGTGGTCTGGCACACCCAATCACCCAGCAGACGATCCCGAATCTGGATCATCTTCGCAAGGGGCATGCTGTCCACGAGCGACATGGTTTGATGAAAGATGTGAACTTCGATCGTGTGGAGTTCAAGCCGACCCTCGAACGTGTCGTCATTGATCGAACCGACAGGCGCGAACGTGATGAGTGGATAGGACGTGCCTTCCGGGTCAACCGCCGGTACCGGAAACGATGCCGTGACGTTGGTAGGTGCCCCGAGCATCGCCGTGAGCGTGGTATCCGCAGAGATGCGGGTGCCAATCGCGTTGAGAAGTGCTGGCATCCAGTAGTAGAAGGTGCTCACATTGCACCCGCTTTCATCTGTTCCAGAAACACGGCTTTGAATCTTGCTCGCGCAGCATCAGTGGCCAACTTCGCGGCGGGAACCAGCCACGGACGTGGCTTTATAGTGATGGACCGTTTCAATACGAACACCGCGCCGCCCTTTTTGATCTTCTTTCCTTTAGTTGTCATTTCCATCAGAAATGCCTTGCCGTCCTTCTTTATCAACTTGAGGTTGAATACTCGCAAAGACCCCACAACTCCAGCACTCGATGCGTATCTACTTCCCAATCTCCGCAGCATGATCTGCGCCGGAAGATTGATCGGGATGGGCAGGAATCTCACGTTTTTCGCGCGGATGGTTGCTCCATACTCCATCCACTTTCCCTGTGGTGCTTCTTTGCCTGATCCGACCCGAGCCGTCAGTGGCGTTCCAAGTTCATATGGGCTGGCCACGCGAATCGACCGATACAGTTCGCCCGTCTGGTAGTTCGGCGGATTCCCCGGATTCGAGTGCTGGCCATACGTGCCCTTGTGAACCAGATACTTCGCTTCCTTGGCAATCTCCATAGCGGCCTGAGTGACAGCCATGTTCGCGGCACGAATGACGCGATCTTGAAGGGCTTGGAGATTTCCGCTGAACTGACTCAACGGTTGATGCCTCCGGTGATGTGTTGGCAACGGACACGGATGTACCACCCACGCCCAACGTCATCCTGAGGGTCGGATTCGACCGATAGTTTGATATTCGACATGCCCGTGATGTTGGTGATCTCGTCGGACACCTTCACGGCAGTACCAAACGGAAGGTACACGTCGTAGGCGGTTTTACCGGCGATGGACGGACGACCAAGTTCCTCGTCTGTCAGCACGTCCACCTTGCACGCCACCGTCACAGACGATGGAGATGCCGGTGTGCGCTCAAACGTCACTGTGTCCTGTTGCCAGAGAGACGTGTTGATCGTGCATGTCTTGTTCAGCAGCGCGGCAACGCTCATTGGCCACCGCCCATCCGCTTAAATCGCAGGAACAGACGTTCCTGTGCGGACATGCCATCGGCATACCCGTTCATCGCTCCGTTTCCAAGATCGTACTTGTACTTCCCGAGCGATTCAGATTTGAATGCCAACTGAGCCGGGGTGAGCAACGCCTGAGACAGCAGCACGTCAACGTACTGGTACAACGCACCTTGCATCCCAGCCGGATACGAGCCATCGGCGTACCCGGCCACATAGACGACCGTGATATTCTGGTGTCCGGCAGGGAACACAGGATTCTGCGTCCACACGCTCGCATACTGGTTTACGATATCTCCGCCGCTGATGAACAACGCGCCATTGCCAACATACCCACCGGGCGGAGAGAACTTCAACACGCCACTATTCACGTCGTAGGCCAGCGATTGCAGATTGATCGTTGCGCTCGTGCCCGCCGGGGTGGTAAGGGTCACGCTGGTAATCGACGTGATCGGCGTATTGAACAGCGTGATAGACGTTTGATTGTTACCGTCATGCTTCTCGGTGAACGTGGCGGTAGCAAGCGTCCGACCCGTGTAGGTCTGGAAGTCGTCAATCGCCTGCGGCACAATGACAGCAAGCTGGGCATCGTACGTGGTGCCAGAGATGCCCTTGAATACCTTGTATCCGCTCGCGTCAATGACCGCCATCACGCCCCCCTTAGTTCGTGAGCAACGCCTCGATGATCTGGGTGGCTCCGGTGATGCTTGATGCGGTTTCAACGAACACGATGAGGTAGTCGGCACCGAGAAGGTCGGTTCCGGTCGTTGAGTGCAGAGCCGAGTACGAGTACGTGCCATCACGGATGTCAGTGGCCGAAGTGCATGTCAGCGTCTGCGCCGATGCCGCAATCAGGTACTTCACCGTGCCATCGGTCGGGAATGTCGTGGAGATGAGTCCCGCACCATACGCCGAGATGATCCGAATGACCGGAGATGTCGTGACCGTCGCGCCGTTGGCGTACCGACATCGAATGAAGCATCGCGTGGTGCCCTTGGCAAGCGGAATGGCGATGACGTTTGCCGAAGTGACCGCACCGGGTGTGTAGATGTCCGAAGCGGACTGGGCCGAAGCTGCGTTTGCATGGACCGTGACCCACGCACCCTTTGCGGATGTCGGTACCGATGCAGACGCGCCAAACGCATTTGGATTAGCAGTCTGCGTTGATATTGCCACTTGTCACGCCCTTTCCGTGTGGGCGGAGAGCGTCCGCCTGTTTGGTCGATGCTGATGCAACCGCCTTGGTGTGGATTTCGAGTGGTGCCTCAACGGCATTCCCCTTTTCCACCAGCAGTTTCGCGTGGTCGTCATTCACGTCGAGAATGGATCCAATACCGCGATCCATCGTCGGTTTGAGCAGTTTGATTCGCATAAAACCCCGGAGCCGCTTTTACGCGGCCCGGAGCAGGAGGGACGTGAGTCCGTTAAGCGTTGTTGGGGATATACCGCCACTCGGCGATGCCATCGGCGGAGCCGGACGTGTTGCCGTTGCCGCGTTCGGTGTCGGACGATGGCATCTGGTTGTAGCCCATGCCGACAATCACGCCAGCGACAAGTGTCGCACCCGCGCCGCCCGTGACGGTGATGCGGATGAAACGCTTGCGAACGCCTCCGGTCTTGAGGACGGCGACGTACAACTTGTTGTCACCAGCAGCCGCCGTAGGAAGGGCGAACGTGGTGGTGCCGGACGATCCAGCAACAACGGTGTACGAACCGCCGGAGGTTTCGCACTCTTCAAGTCCAAAGTTGCCGGATGTGTTCGCCGCCACGTTTCCGGTAGCGATGATGGCGAGCAGTTCTTTCGGGGGACCGATTCCGCCCGCCTGCATGTCGAACGGCACCGTTGAGGTGGTCGTCGCACCAGTCGAGTCGATGGGCCGGAGAAGTCCGGCGATTGCAGCAGTTCCAGTGAAAAGCATGATGGTTTCTCCAAAGCCGGGGGCGGGACAATCCCAGCCCGCCGGCCCGTATGGGGTTTAGGTGGTCTTGAGGCAGGCGATGGGGCCGTAGGTCGATCCGCGACCGTCGCCGTGGATGTTGACGGTGAAACGAGAGATGGCCCGCACTGCGAACGCATCCGAAGCGAAGTAGACGTGTTCGGATGTTGCGATGGTCAGATCGCGGCGATCGCCGAGCATCGACGCGGCCATGTAGTCGCCGAAGTACAGACCCTTGGAAGCCGAAGCGGAAACGGTGGGAAGCACTTGCGAGAAGATGACCGGCCAGCCCTTCCACTCCGCGCCCTGTCCGTCCCGAAGGCCGAACATCGTGCGGAACTCTTCCTGCTTGCCGCGTCCGCTGGACGTGTACATCGGCTGCATGACCTGTGCGTAGTACTGGCGAGAGGTGATGAACGCGCACCGGGTGATGTCCACGTTCTCGACCGTGCCGATCAGTTTGTTGATGTCACCCTCAGTAATCGCCGACCACGCATTGCCAGAAGCCGACACGTAGGCCGAAGATGGGAGGGCGTTGGCGAGGCCGACATCTTGGTTATACGTCGCCGTGCCGTCACCGAGGAAGTAGGTCTGGTCCTCCGCCTTGGTCTGGGCCTCGACCGCCGTGCGTGCGAAGATGTCCGTCACGGAGATGGCCGAGTCGTCCAGAAGTTCATTGGAGAACTGGGCCAGACGGCCCCACTTCTTCACGTTCAGGGACACCAGATCGGTGTTGTCATCGCCAGCCGTGATGGACTGCAACTCGCCAATCGGAGCCATCGCATTGATGGCCGTGATACGGGGCTGCATCTTGGTATCACGCGCCATCGGAACCACATTGCAGACCTTGCGGGTCACGCCGTACAGTTCCTTCAAATAGATCAGCGTTGCCTGATACTCGGGCGGAACCAGAACGCCGCCGGTCGTGGGGTTGTACTCAGACCCGGACTTGGTGAGAATCTCCTCGTCCGCAGCACGCTGGCTGTAGTTTGCCGTGACGTGATGGCGAGAAGCGAAGCCGTAGCGGAGAGCCGCACCGACCACTTCGGCGGAGTCAGCGTCCGCGAAGCACGTTTGGCCCTTCTCGATGCCGATGCCCTGCGACTTGGCGCGGGCCTCGTAGTTCTTCTTCAGGATGCCGACGTTTCCGCCGCCCTTGACGTGGATCGCCGGGCCGTCGCCTTCGACAAACGCGCCGCGAGACTTGGGAGCCGCAGGAGCGTTGGCCTTGGGCGCGGGGGTGTCGTCAAAACGCAGTTTGGTCTTGGCCTGCGCCGACTTGTGCATCGCGTCAAGGTCGATCGCGGACTCGTCGGTTTCACTGACCAGTTCGATGCCGTTGTCGGCGACGTACTTCTTGACCGCAGCGAGGTCGTTGTCGTCCCCCGCGTAGGGATTCTCCGCGATGCCCTTGAGCATGGCGAGGAGCTTTTGCCACTTGTTCATTGTTGTACCCGATGGAAAGAGGACTAGCCGTGGCTAGTGCTGATTCGCTGTCGGGTACGTCGGGTGCCGTTGGCCGAGGGAGACTCGGGTGCCGTTGGCCGTCGCGCCGGTTGGCGTTGAGCGATGAGATGTCAACCGGAGTGAGTGCCCCGGACGTTCGATTATACCCGCAAAGTGAGCCGGGTGTTTGTCTTGATCGCGTCTTCCAATCCCATTGCCGCCGCCGTGTGCCGCGTGATCTTGCCCTTGGCTACAAGACGGTCCAGAAGCGATTTCGTTCGATCGTCCGCCGTTGCCTTCTGGGATTGGCAATCGACGTTACACGGGAATGCCACAACGCTCAGTTCCAGCCACTTCCATTTGCGGATGATCGTGCTGGGAGATATGCCGCCCTTGCCCGCGTACGCCTTCTTCTCGTCCGATGACGGGGGTCCGTAGTCCAACGCCTGAAACCCGATTGAGCAGCCGATGCTATCCTCAGCCGCAAGCGCAACCGCAGCGTCGGCAATGGCATTGCCTGGGAGCATGTACACGCGGACCTTCCACCCGGCCTTGCCAGTTGTGGTGTTCATAAACGGCTGGATATGCCGTTTGATGCCAACAACATCTGTCAGGCCATAGGAGTGATCGGCGAAAACCTTGTTGTTCTGGTCGAAGTACGACAGGTCCGCGCCGCCGGGAACAACAACCTCGCTTTGCAGGTCGATGCTGTCGGTCGTGGCGATGAACGAGATTGTTCGCCCGTCGTTCTCGACAACGGCAGACTTGCCGAAGGATGACACCACGCCGACCGCATCATCGGGCTGGAGGCCGTGGCGAGACTTGATACCAGATACCAGTTGCTTGCCGTTGATGACCATGTTTATATCTCGCTCTCACTGTTCAACTTGACCACCGCCTGCGGTGACATCGGTTTGCGATACGACGAATGCGGGGACGGTGCCTCTGTGCGATCCGTGCCCTGATAGTTGCGAGGAAGGCCGTTGCGGATCGAAACCCGACGTATAGCGATGTCTCGGCATTCATGGCAGTAGTTCCCGAACCACGCTGTTTTTCCACACTCACAGAGTTTTACGTTCATTGGACTGGCTCCAGAACGGCATCAATCGAACACCGGCACGATGGGTGCGCCGGTGGTGCCCAAATGCCCTCATCACTCCCACCGCTGGCGTACTTGATCTCGATTGGCGTTTCCTTGCCCGGAACCGTGTACGTGTCGCCAACCTTCGCAAACGGGGTTTCGATGTCCCGCGTGTCACCGAACGCCGTGACGAACGCCTGACACGTCGGGCACGCGCCCGGAGCAAGCGTCCACTTGACCCGCTTGATACCCGCCTTACGCCACGCATCAATCTGCCCGTGGTTCTGTGCCCGTGCCGTCTCCGTTCGTGCGATCATCGCGGGCCGGTAATCCTTGCTCTCTTCGATCATCGCACGCACAGCCGCCGTTCGCTGTCCTGCCGACGAACCTTCCTGAATCTGATTCTTCAGAACGTCGCGGATGTCGTCCGCCGTCGTCTGAGAGATATCATCGGCAAGGCGGATCGTGTAGTTCGTGATGAACTTCTCCGCTGCAGAATCCAGCGAGAACGATCCAGCCACGTTCTGTCCGATGCTTGCGTATCCCTCAACACTTCCCATCTTGAATGCCTGACCAATCGGAACCGAGAGCGAGGATGCCAGTTCGGATTCGTACTCATCCAGATCGTCGATCATCTCGCCCGCGTCCGGGTCCGCCGCGATGTGGTCCAGCCACAGACGAATCAGGGCATCGATCTGGGCGCGGATCGGTGTATACGCATCCGATGGCGCATCCTTCACCTGCAACTCATGCTCGCAGCATCCGTCTATGGCACGCTTGGAAAGCGGAACGTATTTCGGTGCCGGAAGTTCCTTGACAACCGCAGACTTCTTCGGCTTGGGTTTGCCGGGCTTGGGCTTGTCCTCACCCGGCGCGGGCTTCGTGGCCTGCGCAAGTTCCATAGCCCGTTCGTGCTGGTCAGGTTCCCCGTCCTCTTCGGGTGAGCGTCCGCCCACAAGTTCCAGAGCGTACTTACGCGACCAGATGCCGAGGGACACAAACTCCTTCACGTCCGCACGGACTTCCGCCTTGTTCTCGGGAACAGGATCGTCGTAGCCGAACCAGTATTCGCCGGGGTCGATTCCATACAGGGGGAGCAGCGATTCGGTCCACTCTTCCGCGTCCTGTACAAGCCGTGGCGCAACCGTCCAGCGTGCGTAGAACTCCTGCGCCGACTGCGACCCCGCAAGGTTCGCGTCGTTCATCCGCCAGAATGTTTCTGGGATGCCATACGCGGCCCCGATCATCGAGCGGATGTCCTGACGACCAGCAAGGTATTCCATCTCCTTCTGCGTGAACTGAAGGGGCTGCACGTCGCCATCACGGAAGAACCAGAAGTCTCCCCGCTTGGTCGGCCCCTGATGCCGGGACTCAATCTCCGCTCGCATCTGTTTCAGTTGTATGTCCGTTGTCAGCGACGATACCTTCACCGCGAAGTCGGGGCGTGCGCCCTTGTTCCACAGCGATAGTTCAGAGATGGTCGATGCCGAGTAGATGTCCGCCTCTTGAAACACGCAATGCAGGGGCGACAGACCACCGTACGGATCGGTGTTGCTCGGGAAGAACTGCTGCCAGAGAATCTCATCTGGCTCGAATCGCTTTTCGTTGGGCGTGTCGCGTCCGTAGATGTACCCGCTAATCAAAGTTTTCTGATCTGGGATTGGACGCACGCGATCGGTGAACAACACGAACAGTTCAGTCGGAATCTCTCCGCTGGGCTGAATCAGCGAGATGTACCGCCGCCCATACAACTCCCACTGCATGAAACACGCCTTGGAGAACGTGCTACCGCGTTGCCAAGGGTTCGCGTTGTTGAGCAGATCAAGGGCCGGATGGTCCGTCACTTCCTCGATATCACCGCGTGAATCGTCGGCCATGCTTGCGGCCTTCACGCCCACGCGGGAAGGATTGAGCAGGTACTTCACCTTGCGATGGTCCGTCACCTTGCGGCCAAGCCACTTGACCTTGCCAGCCGCATTCCCCTTGCGATACATTCGCATCCGATGGCTGGCGCAGTTCGTGGAGTTGAAGTACGCGCACCACATCACCATCGACTGCACGCGCTTGGACAACTCGAAGGCGTCCGTGCGGCGGAACTGGCGGGCCGAACGGTCTGATGTCGTGACCGTCGCGCCAAGGACATTGGCATCGCTCGTCTGGCGTTTGACGCTGATACCCTTGGCTCGCTTGGCCATCACTCGCCCCCGTGACAATATGTAGTGGTGTCAGCGTCCATGCACTATCCCTAGTGTAGCGATGACTACAAGTTTTGCCACAGCCGATCGTCCATCACGGAACGCCGTGATTCGGTTGTGGGTGTTCCGGCTTCTGCGAACATGACTGTTGGCTGGGCGTTGAGGTCGAGGTGGGCCGTGGCGTACCTCAATGCGTCTTGTGCATGGTCGTGCGCCTTCACGGGTTCATCGAGCGGCTTATTCGGCTTCCACTGGTATGTTTCCATCTCTCGAATGAGGTTCGGACAGCACGGATCGACCGTCAGGCGAGGCCGCTTGTCGGGCTGGATTCCGAGCCGACCTTGTACGCAGTTTATGCCCGGAACCACGTCATTCATGGCCGGAATCACTGGTAGATCGGCGTTGCTCATCTCGGCGATCAGGTCTGGGCTTGACGGGTCAACCAGAACCACGTCCACGCTGCGCCCGCCGATGAGTCGCTTCACTTCCCGCACGCGATCGGCAACCAACAGACCGGACTTGTACACCTCACCGCACACGCTCATTCTTCCGTCGCCGTCGATGCCAATGAGCAGGCATACAAACGGGTTTGTGTACCCGTCGTCCACGCCGACAATGAACCGCTTGAAACTGTCCGGGTCCGCCGTCTGGACATGAATCTCCCGATCCCATCGGTCATAGACCAGCCCTTCCGCGCCGCACCACTGGCCC